CATAGTCTTTCGTCTGTAGTTAAGTACTCCTCGACTTCCGCCTCGATCATAGCCCACACGGTTGGAAAAATTATTGTCTTGACGTCGTTGTACATATCTCGGTACTCGAAAGTGTCGTTTTTGCCGTCGCTCGCTATTTTATTTATGCAGGTTATCTCGTTAGCCATATCGTTAATCTTTTTTATAATATTTCGTAGTGAATCCCTCGGCAGGCGTTCCGAGTCCTTGCGCCCATTGGACGGGCTCGCCTAATATCCTGCACATTTCGGCGATAACAAAGTCTGTCGACTCGTCGGGTATATCGGCGACGACCTCATCGTGTACGTGCATAACAATATCAAAGCCCGCAGCGTCTAAACGGCGCATACCGTCGGCGAGTAAGTCCCTCGCAATGGCTTGAATTATATTCTCTGACAGCTTCCCGCCGTAAGTATCTACCCAGCCCCACTGTCCTGTTATTTGGTTTTTACCTTTGTACTTAATACTCTCGTTGTCCCATCGGTTCTTAGTCAGCACGGGGTCACGGTATATTAATTTACGCCCGTTGGGTAGTCGAATTGTAAGGCATTTATTTTCGTAATTAAAGGTAATCCCTTTTAGTTTAGATACAAAAGGCTTTCTAATTTTTAGCGCAGAAATTGCACACTGCTCGAACTCATACCACATTTTGACAATCGCTGGCGAGGCTTTGCGCCAACGCTCTACGATGCTTTTCATCTCTGACTCCGACAAGCCCATCGCCTCGCCGCCCATCGTTTTAAGTGCGCCAACCGATCCGCCGAAGCCGAGAGCCAGCTCTGCGATTTTACCTTTGTCTCGGTACTCCGAGCCTTTGCCTATCGACTCAATCGGGATGTTAAACATCATAGCCGCCGAGGCTTCGTATATTTTGCCGTCTCCGGCGAAAACGTCGAGCCTCCACTGCTCGCCCGCAAGCCACGCCGTAATCCTGCCCTCTATAGCCGAGTAATCCGCAACGGCTAAGATATTGTTTTCTTTTGGAATTAAAGCCGTCCTGATTAATTGGGACAAGACTTTCGGCAAATTATCGAATGTCATAAAAAGCCCCTCATAGTCGCCCGTCTTAACCATATTGCGCGCCTCGTCTAAAAGCTTCATCTTGTTACGGGGTAGGTTTTGGAGCTGTACAGCTCGCCCCGCCCATCTGCCTGTACGGCTCCCGCCGTAGAAGTACAAAAGCCCGTGCGCCGTGTGGTCGTCAAGCGCATAGTTTATCATTGCGTTGTACTTTTTGGTTGAAGTGCTCGACCCCATTTGTCGAAGCTTCAAAACCTCAACCGCCGCCCCGCGCTTATGCTCTTTAATCAAAGCCTGTACATTGTCTTTTGCAAGTGTGTTTATATCTTGATGCAGGGAAGCCGATAGCCATTGTTTAAGCTGCGCGGGGCTGTTCGGATTTATGAGTCCTGTTAAGTCTTTGAGCTGTTGGGTAACGTCGAGTTTAAAGCGGTCGTCGCCGATATACCCAACGAGTCAACAGACTTTGTTATCGCCGAAATGTGCAGGATATTAGGCGAGCCGGTTAAATGGGCGCAAGGACTCGGAACGCCTGCCGAGGGATTTACTACGAAATATTATAAAAAAGACTAACGATATGATTTACGGGGCACAAGAAGTAATCGATTTAGATAGAGAGCTAAACGGTAGAGCGGAACAAAAACAAACAATCGCCGTTTGGTTCTCTTGCGGCGCTGCCTCTGCGGTAGCCGCTAAAAAGACCGTAGAGCTTTACGGCAAGACGCACAACATTTTAATAGTAAATAATCCTGTAGATGAGGAGCACCCCGATAATTTACGATTTTTAGCCGATGTAGTAGAGTGGGTAGGGCTGCCAATACTTTCGGCGGTTAACTCTGAAATAGGCACGACTAGTGCCGTTGAGGTTTGGGCTAAAAGGAAATATATGTCGGGGATAAAAGGGGCTCCGTGCACCCAGCTTTTGAAAAAAGAAGCCCGCTACGAGTTTGAGCTTGAAAACAAAATAGACTTTCACGTTCTAGGGTTTACGGCGGACGAAGTAAAAAGACACGAGAGATTTACAAAGTTCGAGAGGGCTAACGTTTTGCCCGTTTTGATAGATGCTGGGCTGACGAAAAAAGACTGTTTTACTATATTAGAGCAGGCGGGTGTCGAGCTCCCCGCTATCTACAAAATGGGCTACCCAAATGCTAATTGTATAGGGTGCGTTAAGAGCTCCTCGCCTACTTATTGGAATCTAGTTCGAGAGAAGCACCCAGAGATTTTCAAACAAAGAGCAGAGCAGAGCAGAGAAATAGGGTGCAGGCTTGTAGAACTTAAAAAGAAAAGGATTTTTCTCGACGAGCTTTTAGAGACGGACAAAGGTGGTAAAATTAAATCTTGGGAGTGCGGTATTTTCTGCGACACTAAATAAAATATCAAAATGATACACGACGGAAAACTTAACATCGCAGTAGGGCACTCGGCGCAGTCGACAAAGTGGAAAAACAAAGCGTTTACCTGGTCGCAGTTCGTCGACCGTATCGCCGAGAATACCGTAACGCCTGAGACCTACAAAGAATTTATTGCAAGCACCAAACCCGAACAGGGGAAAATTAAAGACGTAGGCGGGTATGTAGGCGGGTATTTGAGAAACGGAAAGCGGAGCCCTAAGAACGTTGTACACCGCCAACTCTTAACGCTGGATATTGATTTCGCGCATTTGGATTTTTGGTCTGACTTTACGCTACAGTTTGAAAATGCGGCGATTATACACGGGACGCATAAACATTGTAAAACCGATCCGCGCTATAGACTCTTAATGCCATTAGACAGAGAGGTGACCGCCGACGAGTACGTAGCTATTGCGCGATCGGTTGCGGGACAGTTAGACATAGAGCTTTTCGACCAAACCACTTTCGAAACTAATAGGCTTATGTTTTGGCCCTCAACACCGAAAGACGTTGACTACTACATGGAGACGCAGGACGGCCCTTGGCTATGCGCCGACGAAATACTAGACTCTTACATCGATTGGACAGATACAAGCCTTTGGCCGACCTCAGGGCAAATGCTCCGAGAGCTTGGAGCGAACGCCAAAAAGCAGGCAGACCCGAGAGAGAAAAGCGGAATAGTTGGGGCGTTTTGCCGTACCTATTCAATCACCGAAGCAATAGAAAAATTTTTAACTGAACAATATATCCCGACAGACCATGAAGACAGATACACATATACGCAAGGTTCAACAGCGGCTGGGCTTATCATCTACGAAGACACATTTGCTTATTCCCATCATGGTACTGACCCATGCAGCGGGAAGACGTCGAACGCTTTCGATTTGGTGCGTCTTCACTTGTTCAGCCACTTGGATAGCGATAACCCGACCCAAGGGCAGAAACCAAAAAGCTTTCAAGCTATGGAAGATTTTTCCCGAAAGGATAAAGCGGTTAAGAAGCTTTTAGCCGAAGAGTCACAGGCAAATATAAAATATGATTTCGCCGAAGTATTGGACGGTAATTTCGAGGAAGAGCCCGACGCCGTAGAGGGTGACAACGATAACACCGATTGGATGGTCGAGCTCGAAGCGGACAACAAAGGCAACTACTTATCGAGCTCGACAAATATATCGCTTATCTTTAAACACGACGGGCGACTCAAAGAGTCGTTTAAGCAAAACATATTCGATAACAAACGGTATGTATTTCGCACGTTACCGTGGCGCGGGATTAAGAAGCCCGAACCGATTAAGAATGTAGACTACTCGGGTATTCGAAATTATATTGAAACAATTTACGGGATAACAGGCGTACAAAAGATCGACGACGCTCTCGCCTTAGAGTTTGAGAAACACAGCTTTCACCCCGTTAGGGATTACCTCAACGGCTTAAAGTGGGATAAGACCGAAAGGCTCGACTATCTGCTTATTGATTATTTTGGAATGGTGGACAACGCCTATACGCGTGAGTCTATAAGAAAGTGTTTAGTCGGTGCGGTGGCTCGGGTATTTAATCCGGGCGTTAAGTTCGATTTAGTCCTCACCATTATAGGCCCGCAAGGCTGCAACAAATCAACGTTTATCGATAAGCTCGGCAAAGATTGGTACAGTGATAGCTTTAGCACGGTGCACGGTAAGGAGTCATTCGAACAACTACAAGGCGCTTGGATTATCGAGATAGCGGAAATGTCAGGATTTAGAAAGGCGGACAACGAGGCAATTAAATTGTATATATCGAAAAGGGTCGACACGTTCCGCCCTGCTTATGGCCGAAGCCCCGAGGACTTCCCTCGCCAAAATATATTTATCGCAACGTCGAACACCCGTAACCTCTTTACAGATCCAACGGGAGGGCGCCGATTTATGCCGGGCGATGTGGTTACCGAGGACGCAGTAAAAGACGTTTGGAAAGACTTAGACGGTGACGTCAATCAGATATGGGCGGAAGCCGTAGCGCTTTACAAAGCGGGAGAGAAATTATACTTAAGCCCCGAAGCCGAGACAATCGCACGCTATGAGCAGACAAGCCACAGCGAGACAGACGAACGCCGCGGACTTATAGAGTTTTACCTCGATAGAGAATTACCCGAGGACTGGAACGCTAGAGGATTGGACGAGCGCCGTATGTTCTTAAACGATTCCGAGGCGTATAGTGAAAAAGGCGTTAAGCGTGATCGTGTGTGCATGGTTGAACTATGGTGTGAGTGCCTCGGCAAGAACAAGGAAGACGCTGACCGATATAAGACTCGAGACATTAACGACATTATGAAGTCGTTCCCTGATTGGGAGTACAAGCCTACGACTGCCAACTTTGGGGCGTACGGAAAACAGAAATATTATCAACGTAAAAAATAGAAGTTATGAGAATATGGTACATAGTCGCGTGGTATGACATGTGGATGGGGTTCTTTTGGGATAGAAAGAAAAAGTGGTTATATTTTCTACCTATCCCGTGTGTAGGTTTAATTTTTAAATTTGACGGATGGACTCCGAAAAGGTTATAGAGAAAAGACTAAACGCTGAGGTTAAAAGCCTCGACGGCTGGTCACTTAAATTGCTTTGCCAATATGTTACAGGCCTGCCCGACCGTTTGGTCTTACTTCCGGGGGGCGTTGTATTCTTTGCAGAGATAAAGAGCACAGGCAAAAAGCCTACAGCCATACAAAAATTAGTGCATGAGAAGTTACGCCGTTTAGGCTTTACCGTGCACGTTATCGACTCACTAAAACAATTAAATCAAATCCTTAACGACTTATTAGAATGAATGTACTTTCACTATTCGACGGCATGAGCTGCGGGCGTGTAGCCTTGGAGCGATGCGGTTTTAAGATTAATAAATATTACGCCGCCGAGATTGACAAGTACGCTATAACCGTAGCGGCTAGCAACTACCTCGATACTATCCACGTGGGCGATGTTACGAAAGTATTCGCTAAAGACCTAGAGCCTATCGATTTATTAATAGGCGGGTCGCCTTGTCAGGGTTTCAGCTTTGCGGGTAAGCAGCTAAACTTCGAGGATCCAAGGAGTAAATTGTTTTTTGAGTTTGTCCGCCTTGTAAAGGAGTGCAAGCCGAAATACTTTTTCCTTGAAAACGTTGCAATGAAAAAAGAATTTCAAGACGTTATCTCGTCGTATTTAGGAGTACAACCTATAATGCTAAACTCTTCGCTCGTATCGGCACAAAGCCGTAAGCGGTTGTACTGGACAAATATACCAGGTTATACGCCACCAGAGGACAAAGGCCTTGTATTACACGACGTTTTAGATTATTCAGTCACGGACTTTTATAAATACCCTGTAGAGATTATAGACTTAAACGTCGCGGAGTGCGCTCGTCTAGGGTGTAACGGACACGATATACTTAAACGAGTTTATAATCCTAAATTTAAAGGGCCTACGCTTACCACGTGCGGGGGAGGGAATACTCAGGCAAAAGTCTTAATAGACGGCCGGGCTCGAAAACTTACGCCTTTGGAGTACGAGAGAGCGCAGACCCTACCCGACAACTACACGCTAGGCGTAAGCAACTCTCAGCGCTATAAGATGCTCGGCAACGGTTGGACAGTCGACGCGGTTTGCGAGTTCTTTAAACACATACCCAAAGACTTAGACCTGTTTTAATTATGAAGCTACACAACTACCAACTAAGAAGCGTCGAGTTTATCGAGGAGAACACACACGCGGGACTCTTCGCCGAAATGGGGACAGGTAAAACCCTGAGCACCTTAACGGCGATTGACCGTTTAATGAATGAAGACTTCGAGATCGACAGCGTTTTAATTATCGCCCCGAAGCGAGTCGCTGAGGTCGTTTGGTCCGACGAGATTGACAAGTGGCCGCACCTTAAGAACTTAACAATCTCTAAGGTTATAGGCAACGAGAAGCAACGCCGAGCAGCGCTTAAAACCAAAGCGTCGATACATATCATAAGTCGAGATAATATCGCGTGGTTAGTGGGTGAGTTTGGCGGATCGTTTCTGCCGTTCGATATGCTGGTTATAGACGAAAGCTCGAGCTTTAAAAATCATGCGTCCGAAAGGTTCAAAGCTTTAAAGCACGTACAACCTTGTTTTAAAAGAGTTGTTCTGTTAACGGGTACGCCTGCACCAAACGGACTGATTGACTTGTGGCCTCAGCTTTGGCTCCTAGATCGCGGCGAGCGTTTAGGCAAAACTATAACCGCTTACCGCCGTGACTACTTTAGTAAAAAGTATTCGGGCTTCGGCTACGAGGCAACAGCCGGAGCAGACGACAGGATCCACAGGCAAATAAAAGATATATGTATGAGCCTTAAGTCTTCTGACTACTTGGAGTTACCCGAACGGATAGACACTTTTATAAACGTGATCTTACCGCCTGCGATTAAACATAAGTACGACGTATTTGAAAAGGAGAAAGTTCTCGAAATGATGGAGGCGGAAGACATTAGCGCAATGAATGCGGCGGCGTTAAGTAATAAGCTATTACAGTTTGCAGGCGGGGCGGTGTATGACGAAGACCGAAACGTCCACGAGATACACGCCTGCAAGCTTGACGCCTGCGAGGAGTTTATCGAATCGGCGAACGGTAAGCCCGTCTTTATCGCGTACAGCTATAAGCACGAGCTCGCCCGATTACTTGTAAAGCTTAAGAAGTACAGTCCCGTTAAGCTCGAGACTCAACAGCACATTAAGGATTGGAACGCGGGCAAGATACAAGTTATGCTTGCTCACCCGGCCAGCGCAAGCCACGGACTTAACCTGCAGGAGGGGCACACCATGGCGTTATGGTTTTCGCTTAACTGGTCGCTCGAGTTGTACCAGCAATTTAATAAAAGGCTGCACAGACAGGGCAGGAAGTACCCAGTAGTGATCGGCCACCTGATCGCGCAAGGCACAGAAGACGAAACGGTTAAACTTGCACTCGATAGAAAGGGCAATACTCAGGACATTTTAATGGCCGCCGTAAAAGCTAAAATCAAGAAATACGGGCTATCGTTTAAAAAGAGTTAAATTTTTTAATATTTTTATGTTAAATAATTTGCACAGTAATAAAATATCTGTATATTTGTAATCAGATAACAGCAACGAAGCGGTTAACTTAAAATGTAAATAAGATGCAAAAATTAAACACCGTAGCAAAAATAGTAATAGGGCTACTCACTCTTTCAGTTATTAGCCTTTTAGTTTTATCCCTGCTTGCTATATGGGAGTGCAAAACAGATGTAGCAGCTAAAATATGCGGAAGTCTTTTCACTATTACCTTCTTCTTTTTTATTGCTGCGCTAATGGCGGGTAAGATGCCCGACCCGAGCGATTATTAATAGTAAGTAAACCCTAAACGCCGCCTCGATAGTCGGGGCGGTAAATTTCAATAATTAAAATGTGAATCAAATGGCGACAGACTGCAGACCAAAAACCGAAAAGATCAAAGACAAACTAGCGCTTAACTTCAAAGGCGTTAATTTTAGAACCCTTGGGCGTACTATCCGCTTTAACACTGAAGAGCTCACCGACGAGCAACTCCAAAACTTAGCAGTTATATCCGCGCACAGTTGTTGTGAGATGAAAGTGAAACGCTCAGGAACTGGATTATTAATAGTTGTAAATGTTTAATACTATGAAAGACCTTTTAACAAACGTAGCTATAGGCCTTACGCTTATGGCGGCAGGGTTCGCAGGCGGATTTCTTTACACCCAGCAAGTAACTCTTGACAGATGTCAGGAGGTACTTAACTCCGATACTTTTCAGTATGACGCGGGACATCTCTATTACATAGCCTGCGGTGAAAAGCTGACAGACTAATGGATATACATAGTGCGCTAACCGACATTAACCGTATAATAGACAGACTCAACTTTAGGGAGCTGGACGGCTTAAAGCGTAAAGCTTTCCTCGAGCCAATCCTTAAAGACCTACAGGCTAAAGCCTATAAGGCAGGCAGAGACGAAGCCCTAAGAGATAATATAAAACATTTAACTAAACAATTACAGCAATAACACGTAATAAATAATATCATGGACTCAGTAACCCGAACAATCCTAGAGAATCAGATCGTAATAATGCAAGAGCTTATAAACCAAACGGGCGACCCCGACACAAGAGAAAAACTTCACGAGCGGATACAAAATACGCAATCAATAATCAGATATAATTCTTAATATCATGGAAAAGTTAACACTTGACGAAATATTAGAAAGATTTCAAAACGGCGAACAGCGCTACGACACAAACGCCTATTTTAAAGAAGCCGTTACGGCGATACACTCAGGAGTAGGAATATATGCGGTACTTGACCGAGTACTCAAAGAGCATGTAATCCTGATGCACCTACACACCGAACAGCTTAATAAGAGTCAGGTTGCAGTCGGAGAGGTTGTGAGGTTAGGGGCTTATGTCAAAGACGTCGAGCAAGCCAATGAGGAGTGGGTCGCCGCAAACGAAAAGCTTAAGGACGAGATCGCAGACCTAAAACATACAATCAATAAAGTATATTAGTATGAGAGTAGCACTGTCTCTAATAAAATGGTGGAACCACCTTTGGACGGCGAACCTAACACCTGAGCAGGAGGCAGAGCAGATACTTAAGTATTTACTGCTTAAGAGCTCGACCGCCCACTCGATCGAAATATACTTAGCTCTTAAAATCGCTATGCGCTGCGAAATGCGAAAGCGGGAGCTGGACGCCGAGAATACAATAAAAGCAGTTAAAAACATTTGGCCTAAAAACGATACACCATGAACACCGAACTTATAATAAAAGCCTGTAAGCAATTGGAGACCTTAAGAAAGGATTTGCGGGTACTTGAAGCCGAAGCCCCTAAGTTCGAACTAAGAGTATTTACGGGTGACTCGTGGTACCAGTTAAACTATAAGCCTGAAAATGGGGCTATCCGTAACATGGTAATACACCAGGTACGTATGGAGTTGCAAAATAAAATAATCACCTGCAAACGGGAAATTAAAATGTTAGTAGGTAAATCTAAAATACTATGAGCACTAAACACCCACCAAGCGGACCGACTGAGCAGGAAGTCCGCGAGCACTTCGGCGATAATCTGAAAGCCGATGCAAAGTTAATGCGCCCCGCCTATACTTCAATATGGGCGCTCGAAGACGGAACGCTCTTATGGGATTGGCGTAACGGCTTTGCAGACAAGAAGCCGAAAGCCGTTAAGCCTGAGACTAAACCCCATACACTTATGTACTTGACAGGCTCGCAGGGATCCGGCAAGACGTCTTTAATAGACTGCATGAGTAACGCCGTTGAGGTTAACACCCGCAGCGTGTTGTCGCAGTTCTCGGAGAACTTACTTAAAAGAGTAGAGGCGAACGCTTCATGCGAGACGGTAGTCTTTACGGCGCAAAGATTTTCACCCAATACCGATAAATCTCTAAGGCTTATCGCCGAAGAGCTAGGACTTAAATTTTTTAATATTAATCTAACACAAACGCACCCATGGAAACACACTTAATTATTTTATTCGGCTTTATGCTGGTATTAATCTGCGCACTAGGACTGGACGCCTCAGCGTCTAAACATGACATTCGGACCCTACGCGCTAGGCTAGACAGGCGCGACGCCCTAGAGGCTAAAACAGCGAAAAGCCCGGCTAACTGTGCTAAGCCAAAAGTATACACTTCACAGTTAGACGCCTGGGCGGAAGCCGTAAGCGTTAAGGAGTTGAAAGCGAGACTAGCCGAAAGAGACGAAACGATTAAACACCTCAACGGCGATATAGCTAAGCTTAAATTCGATTACGCCGCCGAGGTGGCAGGGCGGAACGAGCCGAAGAGGGCTACCGTCGAGGAGCTAAGAGCAAACTACGGAGGTGCACCACTTCGCGGCGAATGGGTGGACGACGCTAAGCCCTTAGAGATCGAGGTGACTTGCGGAGCTTGCAACGGCGAGGGACTTACAAACGTAGGAGTAAAGGGCGGGAAAAGTAGTATTATAAACTGCCCCGAATGTGACGGCGAGGGATCCGTAAAAGTATAAAACCAACCGAAAACAATTAAATCCTTAAACCCGTCTTACCCCAAAGGCGGGTTTTTTCGTACAGGAAAACGTAAACAATAAAATCGGCTATTGTTTATCTTGTTTACAATTTGGGGTTTTTGAGGCAGATTTGAGGCAGGCGTAAACAATAATATTCAATGTAAACAATAAGTTGTTTACGTGGTCAGCTCAATAGCGGCAAGGCGTAAGCCCTTATGTAAACAATGTAAACAATAAAGTATAGTAAATTATAAAAATATAATAATATAGAGTATTATACTACACAAAACGTATATAAAACGCGTAAAACACGTATATACACGGGGGGAACTTTCAAAACAGCATTGTTTCTGTTTACTTTGTTTACGCTTTAGGGGTTTTAAGGCGGTAAAGTCAGTAAATACAAGGCTTCACAGCGTAAACAATAGATTTTTTCGTTGTTTATCGGTAAAATTTAGCGCCTTGGAGGTTTTTTAATTCAAAATCCTTGTATCTTTACGGCGTAATTATAATCAAATGGCACTTACCCCCTCACAAATTGAAATGTTATTCAAAAAGACGCTCCGAGGACTCGAAGACGGTACGCCGTTACGCCAATTACTCGGGCAAGCAGGATATCCGAGTCGCCGAAAGTTCTATGATTGGATAAGAGACGACGAAAAGATGCGTGAACGCTACGCGCGCGCAAAAGATCTACACCTGGAAAACCTTTTCGAAGAGCTAGAAGAGATCGCCCGTACGCCTTTAGTCGGGGAAACCTCAGAGCACAGCAATAACGGCTTTAAAATAACGCAAGGGGATAACGTCGCCCGATCCCGCCTTATGGTCGATGTGATTAAATGGCGTTTAGCCAAAGAACGCCCAACGGTTTATGGCGATAAGATTGACGTAACAAGCGGAGGGCAAGCCCTAGCCGTTCCGGCTATTGTCGGTATGGTCATACAAAACGAAACAACCCCACCGAATGAGCCAGCAGCCGAAGACGATTTGTTTTAACACCTGCGGCAACGACAAACAGCTCGAAGTCGCTAAGCATTGGCTCGATCCTGAGGTCAGCGATATAGGTTACGGCGGATCGAAAGGATCGGGCAAGTCTTACCTTGGGGCATCCCTGATCTTTGGAGATGCACTTATCTATCCGGAAACTCACTACTTTATCGCCCGTAAGAAGCTCAACGACTTACGTAAACACACAATGCCGACAATCGAAGAGGTGTTACGCGATTGGGGTCTCGACGAGCGATACTACTCATTCAACGGACAGGATAACTACTATACGCTGTACAACGGCTCAAAGGTCTATCTCTTCGAAGCGGCATACCTACCGACGGATCCGGATTTTGAGCGCTTTGGATCTATTCAAATGACGCGGGGCTGGTGTGAGGAGGTCGGGGAGTTTCACCCGAAAGCAAAGGCTATGCTGCAGGCAACTATCGGGCGATGGAAACACGACCTTTACA